GGACGAGGACGCGAGCTGGTAGGTCTGCGGCATCGTCTGGATAGCGGCAAGGTTAGCCTGCTGATAGGCGTCATTCCGCTGCTGCCCGAACTCGCGCATGGCGTTTCCGTATGCTTCGCCGCCCGGCGACAAGCCCTGGTTAGCGAGCATCGTTCGATTCTGTTCCTCTCGCTGATCCCACTGCGGATCGAGCCGCGCGGTCTGTGCCTCGTACGCCTTGTCCGCGATTTGCGGCACCGAGGACAAATCCATCGGCTGCGAATATTGCTGCTGTACCTGTGGCAGTTGCTGCTGCGCGATGTCACCCACGCCAGCAGATAGGCCCATCTGCGTATCAAGGGCCTGCTGCGCCTTCGGATCGAGCGTAGTAGTCGAACGAAAGCCAGATGGACTAGTAGGATCGGCTTCGTAGACGAGCGATCCGTAAGGCGTGTACTGGCTTACTTTCTGCGAAAGCCCAGTCTCTTCCGCAGCGCCTTTGTAGTCTGGCGCCGCTGGTGCCGATGGTGCGCACATATCGATGCTCCTAAGACGCTTAGAACACGAGCGTCATGCAGTGCGCGGTGTGTTTATAGCCTTGGCGAGCGAGCCACTTGGAAACGATTAGATCGGTGGCGGTCGTCACGTTCAGCCTCTTCACTCCGCGCGCTTTCAGTTCCTGATGCACGAAGCGGGCGAGTAATCGACCGCTGCCATTACGGTGCTGCCTATCGACGTAGATTGTATCCTCTTGCGCTATAAAGTCATTGTTGTGCATGTCGTTCGTCAGGTAGATATTGGCGTAGCCCACCGCCTTACCTGCGTAACGCAGCACGAAATTGAGTAGCCAGCCCCCGTCCGCCGCCTTGCGGTACTCGGCGATGCGCGGGTTATAGGCCGACATCGGCACGCCTGTAGCCTCGATACGCTCCTTCATGGCCGCGTAGTGTTGGCGATACAGCGGCTCAAGCTCTGCATAGTTCTTGAAGGCGTGCTCTAGGGAGACGGTGTAGGCCATCTAAATTATGGCTCCTGGCTCCATAACCACGTCCGTAGAAATCCACTGCATCGAAGCGCCGTCCAAGTTCGCCTGAATATGTGGGGCACCGCAATAGCCTACTCCGGTTGAGCCATGCCACAAGGCCGACACGTTCAGGGTGCTGGACCACGTATCCTGATCCCACTTAGCCGTATCCCACACCGCGCCGGAGAACGTTGCCGTACCGATGGCCGCTGCGGGCGCGGTCTGGTCAAAATCCACGTTCATGTTCGCATTCACCTGTTGCGTCGAATTGATGAGCAGCATGGGGCGAATCATCGTGAATCGCTTCAACTGCCCGCGCGAGCCGAAGTAATTGAAGGCTTGCAGGCCGTCAATGAAGATCGAGCCGCCCGCGTCCTCGGCTGTATCCCATGCCTGCCCCACAAAGTCACTCCCACCGAAGTAAAGCTCGTCATTGAATAGCTCAAAGCAGGTAGCATTCCAGCCGGTGAAATTGCACCACGCTCCCGTGATCGTGTTCATCACATACTGCTGCTGAGAGTCAGTAGCCGTAACCGGCACATTCATTACCAGCATGTTCTGTCGCGGGAACGGGATTACCTGCCAGCCGAAGTTGCCGCCAAAATCCACTACCGCCTTGGTCATCTGCGACCGGATTTTGTCAGTGAGCGCAACGCGAGGATTGAGGCGCGATGATTGCAGCGCACCGGACATCGGAATTAAGCCGTCCTGCGTGATGATGAGCAATTCCCCGGCCCACTTGACAAAGCAGCGCCGCCCGACCGGAGATCCAATCCACCAGACGCCCACAAGCGCCCACGTCGATGCGCTGGATGGGTCGGTGCCACGGTAAACCAGCACTTCGCCCTCGGACGTGATGAAGACCGCGAGGTCGTCAACGCCGTATCCAGCATCAATCGTCCACGTTCCCATCGCCATCAGGAACCCGCCGCGCGTGCAGAAGGCGCGCAGATCAAGTGCAGATGCAGCGCCGGTGATGGACTGCGTGGGCAGAAACCATGCACGCAGCGAATCCTCCTCAATGAACCACACGCGGTTCTTGTGCAGGTTGATGTGAATCAGGTTCGACGCCGTGACCCCGGTAATGCTCGCGCTCTGGTCTACCCACGATGTACCGTTATATGTGTAGACGCCATCAGCACCATTGCATAGCTCGATGAACGTTCCTGCGGCAGTAGATAGATTGACGTACTGCCAGCGGGAATTCGTAAGCCCAGTAACCTCGGCAGCGCCGATAGCACCGCCAGCCGTGGCGTCAAATATCTCCCCGCCCGCAATGGCGAATAATTCGCTTGTCACGCCGCCTTGGTACTGCAGCAGCGTTTCTACAGCCGAGCCATATCCTGTTGAATGCTCTGTGTAACCGTTTCGCACATTCACCGACGTGTTGCTCGGAAAGAGATTCGTCAGCGTTACGGCATCGTCCTCTGCCATGTCGGCGAGAGAGTCTCTGGCATTCCAGCCACCGACCGGAGCCGGTAGCGATACCGAAGTAGCGCGATGTCGCTGGAACATCGGCGGGCGAGAGACTACGCCTGCTGGCCGTCTGGCTTGCGCCGCCCTCATGGATACTCCCCTAGATGCTTTGGCGTATGCCATCAGGAGCCGTAGCCAGAATCCGGAATGTTATTGAATCCGATCAGCACGCTGCCCGGCCTCGGAGCCATAGAAAGATTGGGTGCCATGCCATCGTGCGCCTTCGCGGAATCCAACTGCATCATGTAGTCGCGGTAGATCGCAGTGGTATCGAAGCCCTTGATCTCAAAATACTTGAGCTTGATACAGGTTCGCATGAGCGGATCGGGGAAGATGCAGGTATCGGTATCGACCGTGAACAGTTCCTTGGTCGGCGCTGGCGTAGCAGCCGCCGTAGCGAGAATCCAGAACTTGCTGACGTACTCGTAGGACAGCACTTCATTTGCTCCTAGCGGTGGCCAAATCTGGAAGTATCCGCCCATCTGCCAGTATCGAATGCGCGGCCCAGTAGCAATGTAACCGGAGCGCAGCCACTCGCGCTGCTGCGATGTCTGAGGCCCGAGCAGGTTCCAGTGCTTCGACTTGTCCCAGTGCGTGTAGTCCACCATGCGGTCAAAATCGCTAGGCAGTGCGAACAGCACCTTGGAGAACGTGAACGTAACGCCAGTGGCCGTCGCCGTTGCTTCCTGATTCATCACCACGGTAGTACCGCTTGGCGCGGCGTTGATGCGCGAGTCCTGCGGGATGCCGTTTCCAGTAACAGCGAACGTTACGTCCAGGCTTACGATGCTGGACATGTTCGTAAGGCTCGTGCTGCCCTCGGTGGTATCTCCGGTATATTCAAAAGTAGTAGCCTCGAAGATGAATTGCTTTACAGCAGCCTCCCACTCGTTCTGGCGCAGCAGATCGCCGCCAGATGAATTGACGAGCGCGAGCGTTTGTACCAAGTCCTGATTCGTGTTCCCGATTACCGTAGTCGGGTTGCCGAAAGTCGCCACGCCCATACCCTGCAGCGTCGTCTGAAAGAGCGATAGGAGCGTGGAGTTAGCCATTATTTAGCCTTTTGCGGAACGTGCAGCGTGTCTGCCTTTGCGCCTGCAACCGGCAGCAACGCCTCCAGCCTCGCAAGCCGATCCTTCATCTCAGCCAGTTCCTTGTCCTTCGCATCCATCTCGGCCTTGTATTCCGAGCGGCTGCGTTCCTTGATAGAAGCACGCGCTTGCTCACGCAGGCCGATCCCGCCTAGGCCGAGGCGCTGAATCTGCGCGTCCGACGCGCCAGCAAGCTGCTCCACTGTCTGAAACCGCAAGTGCCGCAGCTCGTGGATCTGCGTCTCCTTGCCCTTCAGCACGGGCCAATCCTCGATCTTCCAGCCCGGAATCTCGCCTGATGCGCCTTCCATCAAGCCTTCCTTGATCTGCCACGCCAGCCATTTTTGCGGCCATCTGGCTTTATGGTCATCGCGTACCGCTGCCTCGTGAATGGACGTGTTATCGCCTGGGCGCATGATGCGCACGTATGGCGTTTTCTTGCCGCGTACCTCCT